GATGTAGCGGCCATCGTTGTCCTTCAGCTTGCGGATTGCTCCCAGAGTGCTGGAGTTCACCATGTAGGCGGCTCCAGGAAGCTGACGCACCAGGCCATCGGCAGAGAACTGAAGGTCAATCAGTTCATCAGCGGTGATGGCGTTAGAGGTTCCGGCGGTGACACCAGCACCAGCCACAGCGGTAACTGCAGCGTGCACAACAGTGTTCACACGGGTTCCAATTGCATTGCCAGCCAATTCAACCAGGTTACTTTCAATGTCAAAACCGGCATCTGAAGCAAGCTCAGAGGCGATCTTGGTGATGAAGCCCTGCTTGGTCATCTGAAGCAGAAGACTTGAATAAGTGCCTTCCGATTCATCGAGTGCAGAACCTGCAGCCTTTTGAGTGGCTGTGGGGTATGCCGTGGTGACAGGAATCCGCAAATCTTCCCCAGAGTCTCTGGTGAAAACTTCAGAGGTCTCCAGGTACGGTCCAACCAAGCGAGCCAGGTTGTATACGCGGTCCAGGAAAGCAACTGGGACAGTGTTAGCAGTGGGAACCAGTGTGGCTCGCTTCTCCATGGAGAAAGCGTGCTCACGGATTTCACCGCGTGCCATGGCGCGGAAGATTTCAGCATCCCCACGCGCTTCTTCAACAGGTGCGAAACCGCGAGAAGCTTCAGCAGCTTCCTCAGCGCGGTGTGCATTGCGCTTGGCAACCTCAAGCGCCTCATCAGCGCGGCGGATGTCAGCCTCAATGCGGTCAATCTTTTCCAACTCAGCTTGGTCAAGCCCACGCTTTGCTTCCTCAGCACCATCCAAAACTTCGCGGATTTGTGTGGTGAGGTTAGCGCGGATCTCTTCCTGAGTCTTGATGAACTCAGACATTAGATGTCCTTTCACTAAATGAATGTAAATGGGTTTCGCCATGGCGGTAACGCTCAACAGCTCTCAGCAGCGGTAACGCACAAATCTGATACTTCAATGATACCCCTAGGGGTTTACCCTGCTCCTGGATAGAGAAAACCCTCACCAGTCGAAAGGGGAACTAGTGAGGGTGAAACTCGCTAACGCTGTTCGACAGCCCCAAGAACGCGAGTCTCTTTTTCTCTCTGCTGTGCAGTGCCCCTAGTGGGCTTCACCGGCTTTGGTGTATCAGCAGAATCCAGGTCCACAATCGCCTCAGCAAACTGCCCAGCCATCGCCTTGATAGGACCAGACACAGGGTTCCCTGCAACCTTCAGAATGGTTTGCTCGATCTGTTCTTTAGTAGCCATCATTTCCCCATCAGTAGTTCAAGCTTCTTCTTCTTCAAAGCAAGCATCTCAAGACCAAAGTCATCCTGCTCAGCTTCCTCAGCAGGTGACAGTTTGTCCAACACTGTAGAGATAAGGTTACGGTCATCAGACGTAATGTCCTCACCGTTCTCAATCTTCAGGAGTGCGTCAGCGAGCGCGTCAGCATCCACCTCAGCACGCTTAGCAACTTTGTCCAGGCCACGCACCGCTGTAGATCCAGCCGTTGCAGTGTAGGCAGGGAACGCCACAATGCTCACCTCATGCAAGTTGATTTTCGTCAGAGTCCTAGTGGAGCCGTCAGAGGACCACTCATCCCCACCGCGTGCCACAGTGAAACCAAAGGACATAGCATCCACATCACCGCGACTAATCAGCTCTCGAGCGTCACGCCCTACTGTCGTGTTAGGGAGCATAGCCTCCACAAACAATCCACGATCATCCTCAGTCAGTTTCAAAGTGCCGGCCCTGCTCGAGCCCAGCACAGAAGCAGTGTCGTGATTCCAGAGGAGCTTGATGTCATTACGGTTGCGCAGAGAACCCCTGAAGGCTCCAGGAGCGATACGCTCAGTGAAAGGCAAAGGCTGTGAGTCACTGTTGAACACTGCAGCGTAACCGGTGAAGGTCATGCCCTCCTCAGTTTCACGCACCTCAAACTCTGCAGGATTGACTCTGGTTTCTAATTTACTCAAGGCTTCTCCAGTCACGCGATTCTCACTCTCCGCTTCTATTCTACCAATGACACCCTCCGCGTAGTCCATTGCACGCTGTGCAGAGCGCCGTGTGGTCCCCCCACCCCACAGGGCGATAGCCACAACACCAGGGGAAGGGAAGTCATCACTGTCAGGGGAGGCTGCTGGTGCATCGAAGTCCACCATGTGTCTTGCAAGGAAGGCGCGGGTTCTCACCCATTTGTCGCTAGTCATGTTGCCCTCCGCCATGGCCCTAGCTTCACGCACAGTAGCAGGCATCAAACCATCACCAGACAGCCCAGCCTCATGCCACTCCAGGCCACGCCTAGCGCTCGCACGCATGTAAGCCGGTGGTGTCAAATCCACCTGCCTGAGCTCACGGTCCTGCTCCATAGGGAGAGGGTCAATCTTTGTCAGCGTGGAGAACTTGTGACCAACGAGAACACCAGAGGGCTCCCAATACTCAAACCCATCCTCCTCATCAGATCTCCATACCTGAATCAAAGCAGCAGGGTCATCCTCAGTCCCAGTGATTACAAAGTCACTGTTAGGAACCTCAATCTCACCATCTCTCTCAATGAGCTCCACAGTGCCCCTAGCCATCCCACCACTAGAGTCCCACTCCACAAAATCCCCCACCTCAAGCTCACCAGGTTCAGCACGCACCTCAGAGCGCTCACCCTCAAAAGTAGAATCTTCAGCAATAGCGATAGCCACACCCTGATCTATCGCACCCTGCTTATCTTCGTGGCATCCCATGATTTCGCCATCCTCTTTCACCGTTGCCCACCCAGGGCAACCCTCAGCACTATCAGTGATGTAGTAAGGCATTAGTCATTCCTTCTCATGTCTAACACCTGCACCTCTAACCCATCAGGGTCAGACGTTGCCCAGAGCTCATCGTTAGGAGCAAAATCCAGATAGATTGTCTGGCCTGGGTCAATGTGCATACCGTTAGCAGTCCCAGCCGTAGCCGATGAGCCACCAATGTAAATGTACTCATTAGAGGACTTAGTGGCATTGTGCAAGATTGCCCTGTGAGGCATGTTGTCAGCACCCACGATTCTTTGCGCTGTCGTATCACTACAGACAACCACTCTGCTGACCAAGGCCATTACTGCACCTCATCCTTATACACACTGTCAGGGTTCTCAGGGTCCACCTGAGCCACACCCTGCAACTGCACAGAAGGCAGACCAGTGTGAGCAACCGGAGGCAGACCAACCATCTCCATAGCCTCAGCAGGACTAAACCCTGCAAACACTAGGTCACGCACCATCCCCACCTTCTCACGCTGGGCACGCACACCAGACTCAGACAGGTTCACGTTAGCGAGAGGCACACGCACCTGAGAAGCAGCGTCACCGGTTTGTGCCGTCAAGTCCTCCAAAGACCTCACATCATTGATGGTCAGGAAGCCAGACTGCAGACCAGTCGAGTACGCCGCGAATCGCACCTGAGTATCGGCTCGCAAAAGTGCCGTCATATTGAATTTGATGAAAGCGTCAGCCCCACCAGGGTAACGCGACATAAGAGGAGACATACTGTCCTCGAGCAAAGTGACGTAGGGCCTGAGCGTATGGGTGACGAACTGAATCATATTCTGCTCTACGCTGGAATAGGTGTTTGTCCCAGGCAGGTTCAGCATGTGAGAAGGGATGCGGAAAATCCGCGCCACATCCTCCACAGCCATCCGGCGTGCCTCAAGCGCCTGAGACTTCTCAGGATCCGCTTGGGTTGCTTTGAACGATGCCCCACCAGACAGGATGCCGGTCCTGCCAGACTTCCTCCAACCCTTATGAGCGTTGTCAAAGGATGAGCGCAAGTTCTCAGCCTGCTCCAGAGTGAGCGCACCAGGGTACTCAATCACACCGTGGAGGGTTGTCCCACTTCCGAAGAAGGTGGCCGCGTAGGACTCGAGCGCTTTAGCAAGTGAAAGATTCTCACGCATCGCACCCACTCGAGAGACACCGCGTATCTGACCAGGCTTCAGAAGGTCAGGAATGTAGACAATCTCCTCAGAGGTCAAAGGCTTATCCTCACCCACGACAGTGAAAATGAACCGGCCCTCACCGTTACGTTTCACCTCAACAGTGTTTGGGTTCAGCACGTTCAGGTTCACAACCTCACCGCGCCTGTTACTGAACACCCTGATGAAAGCGTTACCGTCAATCAGGAGCGAGACCAGGACACTCTTATAAAACGTGGAGTGACCATTGAAGTTCACATCAGGCTGTGCCACCCAGGAAGGCTTAGGGCGAAAAGGCCGCCGGTTCCCATCATCACGGAAGAACACATCCACAGGGAGCGTGCCAATCGTGTCACTAATCAGCGACACAGCAGACCACACAGCGGCGATCTGGTAAACGTTCTCCTCAGTGACATTAGTTCCAGCGTTACTGCTGAAAGCAATATCATCACCAGTCTCAAAGATGGTCTGGAAACTGATGGCCCGTTCTTCCCAAAGTTTGTTGAATACCACTTATCGCCCCAAAGCTAATCCGATTAGTACAAAGAAAATGCCACCCACGATTAGCCCCACAGGGAGACTGATGAGGACCGCGCCTGCTGTTATCGCCACAGCACCGGCAATCTGAAGAATGTTAGACATCATCACCTTATCCAAAGAATTGTGGCACTGGTTCTAGTTTAGCGCCTGTCAGTGCCCTATCTACTGCCAGCACCATAGCCACAGCAGCATCAATCTTTCTAGGGCTGTTCCTAGAGTCTTTCACAATGCGTGGCCCAAGGTTGTCAATCTTTGTCACCGCGTTTCCTAAGTGTCTGGCCAGGATGGGGTTGCCGTCATGGATGAGCCTGTGCTCTGTGACAGCATCGAAGACTTTGGCACACGCTGGGACCATACGCCTAGCCGATGTGCTGGGCCATTCCACGATAGGGACACCCTGCTCCTCAAGGGCTTGCATGGATCTCTGCCAGCGGAAAGGGTCACAGGCCACCTCACGCACCTTGGGATGAGACTGGCAGAAGTCCAACACTGTCTGCTCTACCTCAGCAATGTCCACCCTCCAATCATCATCATGGATGTTCAGGTCTTTCTCCCACGCCTTCACCAGAAACACTTTCACCGGCTCATCATCCTGAGGAATCACAGCACCCACAATCACAGAAGCATCCCCACTAAACGAGCCATCAAACCCCAGCACAATCTCATCATCCGGTGACACCTCAAACTTTCCCTCACACGCCTCCCAAGACCCAGAAGGCAGCCACGCTGTCTGAGAGCTCACCCACTGATTGCAGCGCTTTGTACGAAACTCTGCCTCAGGTGTACGCCTCACCGCGCTCTCAAAATCAGACTGTGTGTTGATGTCATTGAACCCAGGGTTAGCGAGCCTCCAAGTGTCAGGGCTCTTATGATCAGAGTCCTCAGGT